GATTAAAACTCTAAAAGAGAAGCTACATCGACCATAGCTTTTTAAGGTACACCTTATACCGGTGTTGGGTTATTGTATATATACAATGAAGGTACATTATTAAAATACACCAAAGAGTGATCTGGACCACACTGAAAATAGAACGATATTGAACCAACACCAGGTGTGGTAGTATCAAACTCTTGCGACACCCAAGATGTGTGAAAAGAATCTTGAGTAGTATATGGATAAAGACCCAATGTACGTGCACTAGGTTTAGTCTCAAGCATTGTATATTTACTATACATAGGTATATTAACACTAACACCAGTATTTGTACGCTGATTCGTTAGAGACATACCAAAATTAGTCTCATTAAACAATGCAACATTAGCAGAGTACCACGACGTGTCAGTGACAGTGTAATGATTTGCAGGTGTCTTTGGATTATATCCACTTGCCACCAACAATCTATTAGAACGACTTAATGTTATAGATGTAGGAGCTAATGCATCATTATTCACTTTCCAAGTTATAGATCCACGCTCACCAAGAAAACATGAAGTTATCAAATGGTATGGACTCGTCGTTACAAAATTAAATTGTTCAGTCAAAGCTGATTGATTACCAACAGCTTGATGCACACCTTGTGGATCAAAACCACGATAAAGTGGTCTTCTACTACTCCAGATGCTCTTAACTTGAGTTATTGAATTGGATATAACTTCACCCCAAGTAATGGAATGATTACATCGTTGCATCAATTCTCTGAAAGATTTAATGGTTTCACCCATGTAAACTAAGTTCACATTTGCGTCAACACTAGATGGAGCACCCATAGTGACTTCTTCACTCTGAACTGTATAGAAATTAATTGTGTCATCAATTTGCGTTGGATTAGCGAATTCTAGATTCTCTGCTCCTCGCACTGATGCCATAACCACTATATCAGCTGCTGCTACTGGTGAAGTTTGATCATTCAAAACTCGTACAGTTAGAATACCATTAACACTAGCTAATGTTGTTGACACTAATGGTGTCGTTCTATAGTAAATTTCAGCCAAACTCTTAGATACATCTAAATAAGATGTGGCAGCAATATATGGAACACGAATAGATACAGATGTATCTTCTGTTATGTCCATAATATGATTGTACACCATAGATGTAGAGTTTACTGTATTACCAATATCACCAGTTGGATCCCAAGAAAAACGCAAGCGTCCTCTGTGAAATTTAGTGCATAGAATCTTAAAATCAAATATAATGTCACCTCTCCAAGAATTAAACATTGTGGATGCTAACCACATAGGTGTTCCTTGAATGATGTTCTGATATGTTTGAATTGTTTGAGAAAATAAAACAGGTGATACAAATGCATTCCACAACAATGTACCTGGAGCATCAGATGCTTGCCAGGTAAATTGATCTAAGTAACTATCACGTTGAACAAAGTTTGCAATACACAAACTATCATCTTGTGTATCACCAATCACTGTATTATCAATAGTTAACTCATTCTTCGAATCTAATGACAATTTCTCAGTTACATCTGGTTGATCAGATGTACTAAGACCATGAAAAGGAAGATTCTTGAAAGCTTGTATGTTACTGATAACAGGTACTTTGGTATAACCAAAAGTAGATGCAATGCCTGATACTGCAGTAGCAGCTAATGACGTTGCTGTCATATAACTACCAATAACAGGAGCTCGTGATAAAAGATCAGATCCTCTAGCAATAGCAGATGCTATTTTGGAAACTGGTCCCATACTGTATTCGTCTCTTACACCTTTACCACTTTGAACAGCTAGATCAACAGTTAATCCTGCTAATTGAACATTTTCAGCCCAACAATACACCTCTATATTAATACCAACTCCAGCTATAGAGTTAGCAGTTTTAAGAGGTACAATACTGTCAATATGAAATGTTCCCATATTCTTAAGTAAATTAGTGCCAAGAGTTCCACCAATCTCTATCCATTCTGATGGATTAAGATAAGGTAGAACGATTTCGCTACCCTCAGACTCCTGAGGATACAAATAGAAATGTGCTCTTTGCGAATATGGTACTAGAAAATTAGCACCTGAATCGACAGGTGCTGACCCTAGACCACCACCTTGTGGATTATACGAACATAATAAGGCTGAGTAGTAAAAAGGTGAAGCATTTATCATAACTTTCATATGTAAATCACAACGTAAATAAGCATAATTATGGATTTTATACTTAATCGCCGGAGTATTGAAATAGTCGTACCATGGATCAAAATTATGATCGATACTTGAACCAATATTCCATGTATATGATTTAAGGTTTACAGGTCGTCTAAGAAAATCTGCTACATCTGAATCGGCTGTGTTAGTTGGTGTATACCAATTTCCAACTGCTCCTTCAAGTGTAATAGTAGCATTTTCTCCTTTATCAAATGTAGTAGTTACTTGTTCAGTAGTTTCTCCATCGACCTCGTCACGTACAACTTCACTTGTTTGTACCGAATAAATGTTTTGATTGGTATTTATTAAACCAAATTTTGAAGATTTAAGTTCCTCACTCTGTTTTTTATTTAATTGAATAATGGTGTCATGAACAAACAGTCCCGTGTCTTTACCACTTAAAAGTAGACTTACTGTCATAAGTCTCAGCTGTTTCTAATTAAACAACATCCACACGGACACAAGTGCTCCACTTGTGAGTTTGGATTTCATTGATATAATATAACTAGGACAATAAGTTATATATTTGAGAAGGTATGAAATAATAAGAGACCTTCTTTTTCAAAACGACCCCTAGTAATGTTTATTATATGATAAACATCTCTTAGAAGCCTTCTTAAACTCATTGCACAGTTCTGGATAACTGAGAAAGGTACTTTCTTCGACAAAAAGTTCCCAGTGCAGTTTCTCAATTAGTTCTTTAAAGAGTTTTAATTTTTTATTATATATATCTTCACCATAATAAAAATATTCTCTTAATGCAGTTGTGATGACCGAGATACCTTGGGCTTCACAACATACAGCTTTAGATTTACACCATATCATCAACATCTTCTCTATAGAAGCGTGATCTAAAGGTGCAACTCTACATTTTAATACATTATCATAACGCCAAACGCGTTTTAGAAAAGATGCATCATTTATATCTATATATGGTACACTTACTGCTTCTTTGTCAGCCATAGTATAGATAATGTCTAGTGTAGCAAATGATTTAGCTAGAGTGGTGTGATTAAACCAAGGACAATGATCAGATACAGACATGATATTATCATCTCCATATGTCATCAAACTCACATTTGACTTAAAGGTATTTACTTCCTCATCGGGATTAAGTAAGTAATAACCATATCTCACACGCAAACTGTTAACTATACCATTCACAACAACAGTTAAGGGATGTCCTGATGGATTAGAACCATGAAGTTGAATAAGATCACCATTATAATCAACAACGGCAAATGCAGTATCCTCTGCAATGCCTCTAATAACATTTATATCTTCTGAAGTATAATTACCTGATAATACACAGAAATGTATAATAACATCAAAAGCTGCTAGAATCTCTTTAGGAGACATTTTCTTATCGAATGCCTTATAATCTCCAGCAATGATTTGAGACGTCCCAAATTTTGTTATGTGATGATACATCTCATCCCATTCTAAGCTTTGAGCAATTGTTCCAGGTGCGGCTTCAAAAGCAAAACGCTCATTTTGTTGTAATCTACTAAATGGTAAAAGATATTTACGAACAACAATACTCCAATCCATTGGTGCTCCTGTAAATACTCTTGTTTTACCCATATCCATCTTAGCAAATGATGTGGGTTCATCCTTAAGATGAGCGCAAAAATTTGGATGTACACGCTTACCCTCATGATAGGTTGTGATAATTTCATCAATTCTATCTAGGATTTCTTGCGTAACTTCAACAGGATCAGGCATATCATGTGCTGGTGGTATAGATTTCATAAAAAATCTTTTACTCTTTTTCCAAGGATTTCCAGCACTAGTGTTTCTGTTTAACTTATCTATGTAAGCAACAGGGGCACCATTGATAGCTGTGAAATTATCTAGTGGAAATAGCATATCTTTGACATTGTTGGTATCCATATTACCTAACACATCATTAATATATCCACTCACACATTTATCGAGTATATCAGTGCGCAATGTTGCAATAGGTTTGACCAAATCTAATGCAGCTATACGCCAAGGTTTCCAAGTTAACATATCAGGTTTTCCAAATTTGATAGCATAATCTTCATCTTTGAGAAATGTTGACATTGGAGTTGGTTCAACACTCGATTTACTTTTTCCACGAAAATCAGTGAAAGATCCATAAACATCTACACAACCTTCAGGTATGTATCTAAAAACAGATTTTTTATGGAGTTCGGTGACTTTACGTTCAGCTGATGGGGCACTTATCATAGTAAAGTCACCAGCTTCAATATTATATGAAGCTAATTTATTGTATTCTTCTTCAAGAAATACACCATCCAAAGAAATAGCAAATGCTTCCGTTGGTGATGAATTTTTTGCTAGAAAATGTATGCCCACTATAGAATAACCATATTGACTATTAATAACCAATGGTGTACCACAATCTCCAGCTACTGTTAGATCTGGGCAATAACTAGCCCACATGGAAACACTCGCAGAGATGTTATAATCTGGAAATTTATAGTGTTTTTCTGGATGTAAATATACCTTTTTAAGACTCTTGTATGTTGGTTCTCCCAAACCAGTTTTTCCAACATAGCAACCATCAAATATGCCATTTGATTTACCAACTTGAAAATATTTCAATATTTTCTTCATAGGTGGTAGACTGCGAAGTGTTAGGAAAACAAGATCCTTATCAGGTACTCTATGTACATCATTATTGCATAATTCGAATTCAAAATTACTGGATAAACTGAGTTTACTATCCAAAATAACTTTAATTTTGACGGAATCTTTAATTATGGGTACATTATGATTATTGGTTATCCAGATATGTCCACCCAAACAGATCATACGAGAACGTAAGAAAGCATTAGTAGAACTTTTATCGATCTCAATATGAGCTACATTTACACTAATCTTTTTCAAGAATTGAGTAAATTCCATACTTTTGGATGAAGAACTCTCTCTTGTAAAATTAGCAACAGAGAGGTCCGGGGTATTATTATACCAGACATTTTCTCGACCATTTTCTTCAGGTTTTGGTTTTGAACCTACATCTTCGGAAACTGATGTTTGAGGCACTAACTTAGTATATATCTTGTATATCATATAGCCAGATGTCAAAAGTGTGGCTAAAGTTGCTAAGGAAGCTGGATGAGCCATAGTGTGATACATTTTATTACCCATCTTTTCCCAATTTTCACGTGTTTGTAATTTGTCAATATAATCACGTTTGATTTGTCTAAGTCTAGTTTTCGTAGCATTATATGCACGGAAAAAATTATAAAGGTAATTTATATAATCCATGTAAGATGATTTGAAAAACAGATAGATAACCATGGTGAGTAATGAAGCTTGGACAAATTCTGATTGAATTGCATTGTCGCACATAGTTTCAGGTAAAGAACAACACATACAAAGACTGATTTTCTCCATAGTTTGTAAACTTTCTGATACTTTCTTTTGATCAATATCAAACTTATTTATGGCAGATATGTACCATTTCAATAATTGTTTGAGATTCAAGTTAGATTCAATACGTTCAAATTCAGCCCATCTTTTGCCTTTATCTACAGTAACCGGTCTGACTAAATCTATGTCAAATAACCAAAGATCTGGATATGGTTCCAAATTTTGTATCATCGATGAATTTAGCATTCCACGTTCATCCTTGTATTCATCGCGTACACGAGGTATTATGATGTATGGAAAACGTCTCTGGACTGCAGATGGACAAGAGAAATAGTAATAAGCATTAAGATGTTTTACATTCGTAGTAGCTATTACTAATTTAGCTTTTAAAGGGGTTTTTCCCTTATTTTCTAGAGATGCTTGATCTGGACAAAAAGCGGCATTATTCATTATCTGTATAATTTCATTTACAGATTTTGGATCTTGCATTTCTGCAGCTTCATTGGCAACATCATCTAATATAAGGGTATGGCATGAAGATACAAAGCCATCCCAGAATTTAGCTGCTGGGTTACGAGTATATCGAAATTCAGGTCCAAGTGGTAGATTTTTATGTCTAGCAAAAATAATAGATAATATACTTGTAATAGTAGTTTTACCTATACCTGAATCACCGCTTATTAATACTCCAAACGGTGACTTTCTGTTACATCTTGCAGAAGCTTTAGTTGTAACATCGTCTCTTAGCATCAACATATCATCTAACATAGTTTTAATCATGATAATATCATTTTTATCTAGATTATAAGAATGTTTAGATATGCTTTCTAATTTTTCAATGCATTTATCGAGATCGGATCTAAATTCACTGTCCGTGAAACCATGTATTTCAGGGTTAGTGAGTAATAATCGTTGTCTCTGCAATTTTCTACACAAGTCAAAGATTTCTTTGTAGGTTCCTCCAGAATGAAATATAGTCATTGGATCACCTGTTAGGTAAACTTGATATCCACGTTCAGCAATGAAAAGTAGAGTATCAAAGAGTACGTAAATAAAATCTTTACGTTTGTAGAATTGTTTTTTAATAGCAGCTTGTTCAAGTTTAGAATATCCAAAATTATCCATGGATACTCCAATTTTATCAAAAATTGATAAACTCATCATATACATTGCACATTTGTATAATTTGAGAACTATAGGACTGTTATTAATATTTTTGTATGCATTTAATAACTCGCGAGCGGAGCCAATAAAATCAGAAGATTGTACAAAATAATCACCGAATATTTCAGTGATATATGGTACTGCTTGATCTTTAACGATATGATATAAACTATCATTAAATCGTAATTTTAAAAATATATAAGCTGATCGAATTATACAATCCATTCTGCTTAAACCTTCAACTTTTTCAGAGGCAAGGTTTATGAATAGTAATATATCTTCGATTAGTTTGATGACAAATTTTTCATCAAAATGTTTGTATTTCTCCATAAGTATGGGTAAATAATGTTGAATAACTGGATGGTCAAATAAACCAGCTTGTACTGAATAATTTTCAGTCATTTGTTTAAGATACTTAGCTTCAATCATATCAATATCATCATTAGTGTTTTTTGATAATATATCTAGATATTTTGATTCTTTAGTAAAATCACAAACTTCTTCAGAGGGATCAGGAATGGGTTCCTTTTTGATGATTTTTGGAAATTTGACATCCAAAGCTGCCATAACTCTATTTGGTGTAGAGTTGATATTTTCTTTAATGAAACGTTTTCTTCCATCTTTGCGAACATTAGGCAAAGGACTAGATTGGGACAACATGTGTCGAGTTTTTGAGACTTCATAGTCATAGTTATAATCTAACTTAAAGGTAGATTTAGGTGTTTTAATAGTTGGTAAAGCGTTATTTGTATTCATTGTAATTCTGATTTTTAAAAAACAGTGTTGTTTCTCCCGTGCCAGGATATCTTTATTAACGTCAAAGAAGACGACACTTAAGGCTTTTACTAAGTGTGATAATGATTATATATAATAATAAATAATAGATAGACATATAGGTAATGATCCTATACATACTAATTAACTTAACGTGAGATAAGAACTTTATATCTGAGAGGTATTCAAACAGAGTGTTTTCAGTTTTAAGTTAGTCTATTATTAAATTTATTAAAAGGGATATAATCATGCGTTCTTGATAGGACTATCAAAGACGTAACATGTATTTTTATTTTTTATTAATTTTTTAATTTTTATGTATTTTTTATTTTTTATGTATTTTTATGTTTTTAATTGAATATAGCTAGTTTTTAAGAAACCAGTAGAAATGTAAAGTAGGTTTTTTAAAGGAAACATATTAGCTCTTAAAATTGCATCCTTAAATGCTGATTTTTAAGATTATAGATACGAATATTCCAAAAGGGTATCGGTTACCAAAATGCGGGCAATAACTATACAAAGATGGGGGGATTAGTGCCCAAAAAAGAAGATTAGTACTAAGCACAAGAAGGGAAACGTTTATAAGCCTAGAGAAAGACAGGTATAAATAAAGATGACAATATTTATAATAATAAACAAGAAGGGTGCATATTCCCAAATGTGCGGACAAAGTTAAAATAATAAGTGGGGAGTAGCGCCCACAAATATTAAAATTGTTAGGCACACAAATGTCGATATACATAAGCCAAAAAGTCACTTATTAGTGATATTGTATATCTACTAAGTACTATTTAAAATTAGAAACTTTACATCTACATCATAGTTAATGTAAATATAAAAGCTTGCTTAGAGCAAGGCAAACTAGAGGAGTGGTGGAAAAACC